ACAAGGACCAGCATCCCCCATACCAGCAGTCATGTATTTTGAACTCATGATTCTGGTAGTACTATCTGCAAGTGCTCTAGTAACTACGTCAACGTTGATATTTCCATTTCTCATGGCAACGTCTTGTATCATGTTGACCAAGCCAATCTTTGTACTAATAAATGTATTATAAAATATCTTGATTGATTCTGCTTCATCCCACGTACCAACTACGTAACGAGGATTATTTTCCATAAGAGGTTCATAAAATGTTATTAGTTTATTGGCATCACCTGTTTTATTTCCATCTTTAGTACCAATGATAACCATTTCTGGATTAATCATATCCCATTCCACTGATCCCATTGCAATAAGATAAGGATTGTAAATGAATCTTGCATTTGTAATACATGGTTCCAATTCTTTCCGAACAGTTCCGGGCAATACCGTACTAATTAATACTACCAACTGAGTTGGTGATGCGTATTGATTTATTTGAGTTAATACATTTTTAACTATACTATAATCAAAATCTTTATTAGGTAAATGAGTAATTGGTTTACTTCCATCGTAATCTGGATCATGAGGAGTTTGAACTGCTACAAATATAATGTCTTTTCCCGACACTGCTCCCAAAAGATCATCAGAAATTTCAATTACGCTGCTCTCTTTTGGATAAATATCATATCCAGTTACGTCGTATACTGTTTGCATCACTTCTGCACACGGCATACCGAGTTTTCCAAGTCCAACGAATCCCACATTTAATTTCATTTAAATTCCTTATTTTTACAATTGTCAAAATGCCACTGCTTCATCTGTGGCAATCCGCCTTCTTTATCGCACCACGGGCATCGAACAATAGATTTCTTTTTTCCTTTTAGTGCGTCTGATTGTTTTTTCTTAGTAATATCAGAAAGTATTTTACCCACATTTGCTTCACTAATTTTTTGTTTAGTACTAGTAGTATGTTTTTTCCCTAGCATTCCAACATGATTCTCTTTCATTTTTTCTTTTGTTTCTGGGGTAATTTTTTGTTTTGCTCTTGCTTCTTTAATTTTTTGTTTAGTTTTATCAGAATGAGTCCTGCTGGTGAATGCACCAATTGGAGGCTTATTCCCCCCGACTACATTATTATATGTAGTATTGTCTTTTACAAATTCCTCAGTTACTATATTTTTTTCACGGGCAAACATATCGTCCCTACTGACAAAGTACTCCAATATATCTTTTCTGAAATTTTCAATGCCGTGTTTGCTAATAGCGTTTCGTATTCCCGTACCAGAACCCATATACCCATCTTCTAAATTAGAGGTAGAGTGAACACCGATGTATATTTTATTATTAATGAGGTTTGTTATTTTATAGAGGTAGTAGTATTTCTTAGGTAAATATATCATAAATTGACTGTGATGAATTTGATACTGAATAATTTAATCAAACGTATACATGTATTTATCTTTTACCCAATAAAACCTACTTTCATTAATGATCTCCTATAATCGATTTACTAATTTGATAGACGAATTATTTTTAAATCCTCTTCACATTCGTTCAATTGGTTATTTGCCAAAATGGTCAACAAAAATTGAACACTTTCAGTATTTAAAATCCAAATCGAACTCAGATGATTTTCAAAATGGAAAATGTATTTGGTGGCATGAAGAACCATTAAACGAACAAGACTTAGAAGATTTAAAATTTTTAGCAATTCATCCATCGTTTACTTTACGTAACCCACATTGCTTTGATTATGGTGCAGATGTAGGTAATCCCGGTCAAACAGATAATATACATGATGTAAATTTCCAAATATTTGCAAATTCAGAAAAAAGCCAACTTAAAAAAGATTGGTTTAAAAAATATCCATACCTAGACTGGTATTTTTTCTTTCATGGATTTGCTGCACTCGATTGGTATCGTGATTTTAAATATTTAAACCACCAAAACATTGAAATATCAAAAGTATTTATCTGTATGAATCATATTATTAATAATAATAGAAGTTATAGACTTAGTTTATTATCTCATCTACGTTCTAATAATATTGAAAAATATGGATTTATTTCTGCTCCAAACCTTAGTCAACAACTAATTAAATCAGAGTTGTATAATCCAAATTCTAAATTATCAATTGATATGAAAAAACATATCTATTATAATTTATTACCAACGGCAAATAGCATGATACTCGATAATTGTAATGATTATAACAATGCTAGTGCAGATATTATTGATGAAGAATACTCTCTTGGTTCTCTATGGCATCTGGTCACTGAAACAGTATATTACGAAGAAAAATTACATCTAACAGAAAAGATTTTTAAACCAATAGTCTCAAAAAGACCATTCATATTGGTTTCTTCGTTTGGAAATTTAAAATATTTTCGTGATTATGGATTTAAAACTTTTGATCGATGGATTGATGAAAGTTATGATTCCGAACCTGATCCTGATAAAAGATTACATATGATAGTAAATGAATTAGTTAAATTGTGTAACTTATCAAAAAATGAGTTGAATGATATGTATAAAGAAATGCAAGAAGTTTTAGAGTATAATTATAATCACTTTTACGGTGATTTTAAAAAAATTATTGTAGATGAATTAATAGATAATTTTAAAAAATGTATTTTTTTATACAATAGAGATTTATCTGAAAGATATCAATTACCAGCATATGCATTGAACTACGAACATATTAAAAATATATTATTGAAATAATTATATTTTACTAGAGTTTCTGATTAATTTTTCCATATCATGAACTCGTGTTTGTGTAGTTTTACTATTCAAAATAATATAGTATCTCTTAGCACCGTCAACTATCGCAGACATTGCTAAACATCCACCACTTGCTCTAACATAACCAGTTTTGCTAACCAAAACATTATATTTTGCCACTAATGGGTTTGTGTTTCTAAAGTGTAATATTTTCTCTGATAGATAAGAAACTCTTTGGTGTTTTTTATTTTTTCTAGTTTTAGTAACAATTACTCTTGAAACAGGTATGCCAACATAAGTTTGTGTGCTTGCATTAGTAATAATTGGATAATTTTCTGCAGCACGAAGAAGTTTTAATAAATCAGCAGCAGAACTCATATTACGATTATCAAGTCCAGTACTATCATAATATATAGTATTTTTCATACCCAATTCTTCAGCTTTAGTATTCATGTCTTCAATACACCCACGATACCCACGAATATAAATTTTGCAAAGCATATCAGCAGCTTGATTGTCACTGTGAATTATTGCAAGGTCAAGTAATTGTTTACGTGATAAATGAGTATTTCCAAATTTACTCATCTTAAATGTTTGGTTTAAATCTTGTTTAGAATCTAAAACAACCATAGCAGTCATGAGTTTAGTAATACTGGCAATTGGTTGTATATTGGTCATGTTTTGTTCACTAAGAACAACACCATCGGCGTCTGCAATCACCCATGATTTAGCCAATATATCATTCGCACTGGCTTGATTTAAAAACAAAACTATTAAGGATAATATTATCTTTCGCATCAAATATTTAGTTTACAAGATCGATATGGGAGTAATCACACGCAATTCTATGTAATACTCTAGTGGCAATATTGTCACATTCCCAACGCTTATGTACTCCTAACCATTGATCCGACAATACGACATCCCCATCTTTCCATTCATGATGATATGCATATTTTTCTTGCAATACATGATCTTTAAATTTGTTTATAAAATGTTTACTTTCATCTTCAGTCATGTCAACAATTTGATGAATTTGTAAAAATGGAAAAAATAACCCAACAACACCTACTTCATTTGTATGAACCAATTTTGGTTGATAGTTATAATTTACATCAACTTCTTTACCAAAGTGATGTTCACTGTATGCATTTTGCTTATACCCATTGATCATCTTTATATCTTTTAAAGATTCTTTTGTTTGTTCATCCAAATCATTATAACTCAATACATTATTAATCCAACTAGTTTTACTTCCCTCTGTGCCACGAACTCCATACAACCAAATAATTGGATCACGCCATTCATTTGCTGGTTGGTTAGCATGCCAGTCTAGATCACTTTTGTGTGCAAACATACCCGGTTTACCATGTTCATTTAGTTCGCCAGTAACTCGTAAAATTTTGTCTTCAGTATCTGGTACAATCCAATGTTCGACATCGGGGACTACACCACGAAATTTAGAAAAACTTTCTATTTTTCCTATTTTTTCACAAACACGAACTTCATCTTGTGGAGTTAATTGTTGGTTTTGTATTACTACTACAGTATTAGTAGCTAATAATTTTCCTATTTCTTTTGCTTGATCGATTGTTAGATCACGTAAGTCAATGTTATTGACAAAAACGGTCCAACCATTCTCATGTAACTTGATTTCCATGTTATTTTCCTGAAAAAATTGTAGACGAATTTATGTCTACATTATACTTGATATTGTATCAATGATACAATAGGTATGAGCCTAAAACATCTCTACGTGCTGCGGCTAAATCGCCATCTAGACTTGGAACTATCATGACGTTATACTTCATTTTTTTACCTTCTGGCATTGCAAGCATTTCATCATAAGTCAATACACTTTTAACATTAATATTATAGTATTTTGCTAATGCCTGTTTCATACGTTGCTGTGCAATTGGATCACGATCTTGTAATTGCTTTAATCCAATACCAGTAGTTTTTTGGTCTTTGAATAATTCCTTGGGGACTACTTCACTAAATTTAGTTGTTTTAAAATTAATCTGTTTAGTTTCACTTGGTTTAGCACCAGCACTAAAATTAATCAAGAAGTTTTTAGGAATTTTTGGATTGGTGGCTACTGATGCTATTTTAGTATATGCGTATATAGTAACATTATTTTTCTGTAACGCTCTAGCAACATCAAATGCTAAATCCAAATATGCATTAGTAAAGAAATCACCACTGTCATGCCAACGGAAGTAAACTTTTACACCTTCCTTAACCAAATCTTTTAATTCTTTTATTAACTGTTGTTTAAATCCTTCTGGATCATTAAACCAATAATTCAAAATACGCATTTGACTTTCACTACTGGCGGAATATTGAATGTATCCACCACGAGTAGCGTAACAATATTCTTTACAAATACCAGCACCAGGACATGTCTGCACAACACGGAACTCTCCGGTTCGTTCATCAATTACCAATCCAGTTATAGCTGGAATACCAATGTTAGCCATTGTGATATCTGTGCCAGCGGACTTTAACATTTTTTCATTTGCTTTAATTAATTTTTCTGGACGTTGCTTGATACGTGCTGCCAAACCATCTAAATCATAAACAATATCATTATTTTCATCGATAATTGGAACAGACGACTTGTGAACTGCTGGTTTTGCTACTTTTTTACCAGTAGTAATATACGGACCTGCTTTTAATTGGTTTGGTTGAATCTTTCCACTTTTTAATAATTCTTTTACATCTGGATCGGTTTCTATAGCAGTTTTTAATGCAAGTGCTTCTAATTTATTTCCTATCAATAGATAGGCTTTTGTTTTCTTTTTAGCATTTAACGCTTTTACTTGTGCAGGAATAGCATCTGGTGGTGTCGGCATTAACTGATCTACTTCGGCATTTGTTTGATCAGTTACTTGTCGTAACATTTCTTTACCAATATAAATTGGTGCTTTGGTAACACGTTTTGTTATTTTTTTCTTAGGATCATCTGGTGCTTTGTATTCGTAATAAATTACATAAGTTCCTTTTTCATGTGCTATACTAGCAACTTCTTCTGGACTTATTACTTTACTATACTGGTCTGCTGCTGTGGGTGCTGTAGTAGTTGCAGTTTGTCCAGTATATTGTGGTCTAAACTTTGGATCAAAACGAATAGGTTGATATTCAGCAGGTTGTTGTGTTGGATTTTCTTCTTCATCCAATATTTCGGCATTTGGATTGACTTTGGCAGGAGTTACTCCTTTGCTTTTTAAAAACTGTTCAATGGTTTGAACTACCATACCATTGACTAATTTACCTGCTTTAGCTGATTCTACTAAAATTTCATTAATTTTCATCTTTAAAACCCTAAGTTTATAGTATACTTATCATTGTTGACAATATTATATTATTAATAATAACCATATTTAATGTTTTGAATATACACTAATAATATTAGACACTTCTTCTATAGTTAAGCTTAATCTTTTTGCTATCTGTAACACAGATAGTCCTTCATTATAAAGTTCCAACACCCATCTCACGGTATTGTTTTTAGTTGGCATGTATAACCCATTTTAAAAAATTACTTTGCATTGTCTTCAACACAATATCCACCTTTAAATTTATATACTTTAGAATCTACTCTGACTTGTTCGTATATTTCATTATTCACACACATGTATGGATCACGATAATTTTGTGTCCAATAATATACTCCATAACCGATACCAGCCAATATCATTAGAATAGGAATATATTTCAGGAACTTTACAATTCCTGGCATCAACTCTAAAATCTGAGGTAAAAACTTTAAAAGGTCTTTCATTTTTTTCTACCAAATAGAGATTTTTTAGATTTTTTTTCTGCAGCTAATTTTGCAGCCTTTTCTCTTGCTGCTTTTTCTTCTGCGTCTCGTCTTGCACGTTGTTCCTCTGCTTTCATACGAACTTCATCCTCAAATCCTCTGGCAATCATTCCCTTAAAAAGTAAAACTGTTCTTTTTAGTTCCCGTTCGGCAATGACTTGAACAGCCAACAACTTACCTTCATAACTTTTTTCGTTAAGTAATCCTTCGGCCGCATCTAGCTTTTTTTTCTTTGGCTTTAATGCCTCCAATTTTTTTTTAAATTCTTCTGCTTCGTTATCGGAGTCCATCGTTATTTTTGTAATTACCGGTATTTATTTCACAATCAAACCATTTTAAGTTATTATACCAATTATAACCATACGATCCTTTAGGTATTAAACATCTACCCAGTTCGGGTTCATGTTCTATCCGTATTTGAACGATTGCCCAAATTAACCAACCTATATAAAGAACAGCGATACTACTAGAACTCCAACATAATATTCTATATTTTATTCTTTTATTTCGTTTTGCTTTTTGTCTTGCACGTTCTCGTTCACGCTTCATTTCTGCGGCAATAGCAACACTTTGCTCTTTACCAACCACCTTCATCATGGCTTCAACTTCAGTCCATAATGCACCTAATTCAGGTGGACTTTGATATACCATAATTTCACGCAATTCCGTACCCATTGCATCTAATTGCTTTTTGAGTAGAACACGCATCAAAGCCCGTTTACCTAGACTATCTTCGCCGTGATAAACTTCAGTCTGACTACGACGTTCTTCTTCCTCAAATATAGCATAACATTTATAAAGATTGTCAAAATACACGCCCAAATGTTGCCCAATCTCTGTATAGATATTTGTTGTTTCGCCGCCCTGCTTGTTCAGGTTTATAATGCGATTTTTTTCTTGTACGTATTGATTTTTTTCAGCAACAGATGGTGGACGATCTTTGAATTTGTTATGAAATTGGTCGTCAAGGTCTTTGAGAACATCGTTGATTTCTCCGGCTGCACCCTTAATATCTTTATAGAGTTTACAGCCTTCTTTGACCATTTTGACCGCACCATTTGCGAGTGCGAACAGCGTTAGCGGATCCATACCCCACACCCGCCAATAGAAGATAATTTAGCCCTTTTTAGGCAAAACATCGTTGATTCCTTTTTTATTATTTTTTTTGAGGGAACCAATAGTTATCGATTTATCTAATATTTAGGTATGTATTGTGAGGATTTTGTAGACTGATAATTAGGGTCGTCATCGTCATCAAATGACTGTAGATGATCTTCGTATTCATAGTGATCGTCGATATCATCATCAGATACTATGCTTGCTCCAGCATCACTTATGGGATCCATTAGTACCAGTTGTGGTCCGTATGGTGTACCACGTATCATGACATTGGTTGCATGAAGGTCTGGCTCAAAAGTTTCACGTCTTTTAAGAATTTTCTGTATTACAGTAAGTGCTGCCTTAAGATTTTGATCTTTGATATTGGCAATTGCTTCTGTATCTTCTGGATGCAAACAATCATCTAAAACTCCTACCATATTTCGCCATATGGACGTTTTGTTTTTTTCCGTTAATTCTGTTTTGCCATGATTAAGTATCTTTGCTACCATTTCATCAACAAATATATTTTGAACCATTCCGACAATTGTTTCTATAGGATAATTTTGATAATTTTGAAGTTTTTCTAATCTATATCTTGGGCGATCAAGTCCTCGTGGATCAGAGGCAATCCTAACTTGATATACCACTGGAAAATAAGGATTATAATACTTCTTTTTTTGTAGTTGAGCAACTGCTGATACGTAAAGATAATATGCATCATCATGCAGATGACTTGGTTTATGTGTGGTTTTTACATATTCATGTGGGTCACGAGGATTGGTATATCCCCCACTATACCATCCAGTTGGGTTAGCGGCACTACCAACACGTCTTGCCATACGTTTTTCTTGTTTTTGTAATTCATAACTGTCATAAGGACGTTTTCTTTCAACATCCGTAAATTCAGTATCTACAATTTCAATAATTTTCATCCATATATTTATTATCTACTTGGATAAGCAGGACGTGGTTCTATTGGTGCTGGTGGATTTGGGTGGGGTTTTCTGTGATTAAACCAACTCATAATGGTTCTCCATAAGAAAAAAGCCTCAGAAGAGGCTTTTATTTGTAAATTATTCTAGTGCCAATTGCAGCACCTTGTTTAAGCGGACTTTCGTCTGGTATATAAATTCGTTTACCAACACCTGCCATACAATACTCGTCGGTGTTTAAATCGTGTACAAACCAACTTGTGGTTTCTGTTTCAAAATTAGCATACACTAGATTAACAGTTTCCTCATTTGGTGCTTGAGTAGCCATAATTAGTTTTTCACCATACTTTTCCATGGTTGCCTGTACATCTTCAAAACTGCCACACATTAACTTAATCTGTCTAGACCTTGGTTCTGCTGTGGCAGTTGTAGCTATTGTAGCCAGTAAGATGGCAGCTAGTATGGTTTTCATACTAATATATATCATTTATTGGCCAAAGGATTATCTAGGGCTTTTTTGATTTTGTCATCTAATTCACGACGTAATTGCTTAATTTCTGTTTCATTTTCTTTTTGCATCTGGCGTACCGCTGCATCTACATTTTTTTGCAATTCTTTTGTGCTACTGTCAACTGCACGTTGTAAATCCTTGTTTTGTGTCATAGTATCTTTTTCAAGTTGACGGGTTATCTTGTCCACTTC